AGCTCCGCCGTCCTCCCGGAGAAATCCGCTTTTTTTATCCCATTGATATAAAGCCCGAATTTTTGAGGGTTCCCATATTGATAAATCCCCGGCGTGATATTGTGGGAATGGGAGGGGACCGTTACCTTGTGGGAGTGCCCCGGGATCGTGATCGTGTGCCTATGGTCCGGGATGGTGACGCGGTGAGAGTGGCCGGGGATTGTGGTCGTGTGGGAGTGTGCCGGAATGGTGAGCCTGTGCGAGTGATCGTCTACGGTGTGCGTGTGCGGCGGGATGGTGTGGGAGTGGGCCGGGTGGATATGGGCACCGGAATCCACCCATACTTCGTATCCGTCCGCAATCACGGCCCCGTTTTCATCCACGCCCCCATATATTGCAATCCGCACTCCGTTATGGAGGCCGTGGTTGTGGACCGCTTGCCCGGTGGTCTGGCTCGGGAGGACGTTCGAGCTTTCGAGGGCCGTCGCGCTGGAGGTGGCCCCGCCGCCGCTGGAGGTGGTTTGTCCGCCGCCGCTTGTGGTGGTCGAGGTGGTCCGGCCCCCGTCCGAGCTTGTACGGGTTTGGTCGTCGCTGGTGGTGGTGGTTGAGGTGGTCCGCCCCCCGTCGGAGCTCGTGCGGGTTTGGTCGTCGTTTGTGGTAGAGGTGACAACCTTCGCGGCGTCGCTCTCCGTGCTCTTGGAGTAGGCCCGGAATTTTGTCATTCGCACCTTGACGAGGACCTTGTTTATAATCCGCATTTCCTCCGGGATGAAAAAGTCCATTACCGCCCCGGAGGAGCGGTCACAATTCGCCTGGAGGGCTTGGCTATAAATCTGCGTCGCCCCTTGGGCGTAGGTCTGTTCTATCCGTTGACGGTCCGCCATATCGGCCAGGGAGGAGGCGATCGAGGTCTCCTTGTTCGCCACAACCAGGGAGGACCGCTCCGCGTCCTCATAGTCCCGCTTAATCTCTGTTATGAACGTGTCCACGCTCTCCCCGATCTCCGGGTAAACCATGCGGAGGCGTTTTCCGACCTCGGCCTTGTCAAAGTCGGAGGCGGTCATTTCCTGATAGCCGACCGAATAGGAGACGGCGGGTTCCTGGAGTTCCCGGAGCATAGCCTCCGCCGCGGCCTTGAGGGAGGCCGGGTCCTCATAGCGGCGATCCGTCCATACCCTTTCAATAATCCCGTATTTGTCCGTGATTGCTTTCGGGCTCTGGAGGTATGGGACGCCCCCGTTCACGCTCCCGATCCCGAGCTGGTTCACGCCCTCGCCATAGCCGAGGGGATAGAGGCGGGTCACAATATTTTGAGGGTCCCGGCTCCGCTGGTAGCTTGTCATATTGTGCCGCCGCCGGACGTACATTTCCGGGCGCCCCGTGGTGTCCAGGCGTTTGAGAGACAGCCGCCACGGATAAACCGCCGTATTTGTCCGCCATATGTAGGGGCCCGCGAGGGGTGTCGCCACGGAAAATAGGGCGGAGAGGAGGGACTCTTGCTCCCACCCATATTCAAATTGGTTTCTATAGTCGCACTCGTCCAGGACCCAATTTTTCACAAGCTGGTGATCCAGGACGTACCGGATCACGTCGGGGGTATAGGTCCCGAGGTTCCCGACAACGTGATACCCGAAAAGAATATTGTCAATCAGAGTTGCGAGGACGTGCTCGCACTGATAGGCCACGCTCCCGGACTCGTCCACGGTCAGGGTCTCGGGCATGATCCGGTAAAGCTCCCCGCCGTTGTGGCGGACGTAATAGAAGGGCTTGCAATACTCATTTTTCGGGTCCTTATACGGGAGGGAAAAATAGAAATACCAAACGGCGTTAATCCGTTCCTGTTCTGAAATGCCGTGTGCGTTCTCCGCGATCGCTACCCGCCGCCGCTGTTTATCAAAAATTTCTATCATAGGTATCTCTCCGTATAAATGAGCTGTCCCCGGAGCTGGCCGCCGGAGGCGCTCTCGATAATGAGCCGGAGGAGTTCCCGGGATACGTTGATCCAGTCCCCGGACTGTGTATGCAAGGCGTTTTCCCCATTCAAGAGAACGAGAAAAAGCTCGCTGTCAATCCGCAATTCTCCCCCGGGCGGGATCGTGAGCTGGAGGGTTGTCCGCTCCGTGGTCTGTGAGGTCGCCTCTAACATGGAGGTCAGGACCTCGGAGACCTTGAGGGAGGCTGTGACATTCTTCGAGCCCGCCGCCGCCGCGGTGAGACGGTCCGCAAGCTCCAGGGGCGCGGGGATATTCTTCGAGCCCTGGGCCCGGGCGGCCAGCACGTCCCGGACGGTCAGGGCCGCGGGCGTGTTCTTCTGGCCGTATATGGAGCCCTGGAGGGTCTCGGAGAGGACGGCCCGGGTCACTACGTCCGCCGACATTCTCGCCGTCGTAAATAGGCGGTCAGCCGCCGAGAACGTGGAAATAACAGAGACCGTCCCCCGCGCGGAGCCCTGGAGGGCCTCCACGTATTTGTCCCGGAAATCAACGGGGATCGCGGCCCCGGCAACCGCCCCCATAGCCTCGGAAAAGCTCTCCGCGATCTCGACCGTCTTTGTCTCCTGGTTGACGGAGTACCGGGCGAGGCTATACCGTCTATCGTTATACATGATTAGTTGATCCCTACCTCCACGGCCCCCTCCGCAATCGTGGGCATATATCCGCGCTTGAGCTCCACGGACTCCGTCAGGGGCTTAATATAGACGGGCTCGCCGGAGGTCTCGGCGGAGTAGAGGGCGGAATAGGTCCAGGTCCCCCAGGCGGTCGAGGGCCGGGGAAACGCCGCCGCCTGGGAGTTGCGGGCGATAATCTGGCCGGAGGTCTGCTCCGTCGGGGCCCCGAATGTGAGGGGGACGCGCTGGTAATTGTCCCCGGACAGCTCGGAGCCGGAGGACTCCGGCGATCCGTTCCAGAGGGAAAAATAGGGCGTGATCCCCTGGATGGAGTTTCCCCGGAGGATATTCAAGACTTTTGTTTTCCACGCCTTGGAGAGGTTCCCGGTGAGGTAGAAAAGCACGTCCCCGGCCAGGAATACCGGGGGCTCCTCCGCCCCGATAATGAGGGGCTCCACAAGCTCGCCCCGGGCGAGCATATTCCCGCCCGTGAGGGAATCCACGACGCCGATATGGGTAATGGTGCCCGCCGCCGAGACGGGGGTCGGAAAAGTAATGTCGGTGAGGTTCTGGACCCCGATCCCGCCGTTGGAATCCGCCGGGGCGGAAAAGTCAATTTCCATCCGCTTATATCCGGTATAGCTTACCTCTGTTCCTGCCGTGCCGCTTTCCCCTGGGTCGTTGAGGTAAAGGGCAAGGTAGCATTTCGCCGGAGCCGCAAAGGTGACGCCGCGGAGGGCGTTCAAAATCCCATTTTCCAGGTAGTCGCAAGCGTACATAATTAAACACTCCTTTTCGCATTTCTCCGTTGCCGCTCTTTCCTTTCTGTGGTAAACTTTCTTCCAGAAAAGGGGGTGATACGAATGATTCCAATGAACGAAAACGCGGCAATCACAAATTCAATCGAGATTGCTAAAATCCTTTGCGCGGCCCGCGGCGATAGATACCCTATCGACGTAGACAGCGCAAACGAGATCGCGGATTTTATTGAAACGCTTCAAAAGCGTTTCACGGAACGCTCGGACAAATCCGATTGATAGTCTCTGCCAGCAAGCACATAGACTCGGATAGTTTCGCAAGTTCCATATAATCCCGATTTTTTGTTTCTGCGGAACGCTCGGAAAGTAGCTGTAACTGCTTTTCGAGCGTTTCTTTGATCTTGTTTTTGTCCATAGTCAAACACTCCTTTTTATAGCTGTTATAGTGATGGTGAGGACGTCCGCGTCGGAGAGGTTCCTCAAAACGATAATGCAAGGGGTCTCCGCTGTGCCCCGGTAGTCGACCGGGTTCTCCCCGGAGGTGATCGGCTGGGTCACGGTCCGCCCGAGGGCAAAAGGCGGGTTATAGTTCCACGTGAGATCAAACTCCCCGTATTTAAGGTGTTGCGCCATAGGGGGCCCGCCGGAGATACGGGCCGTATAGTATTTATCCGGCTCTTTATCGTAGGCGAGCCGCCCGGTGCCGGACAGCCAATAGGCGATCTCCCGGCATACCTCCGGGACGGTTTTCCCTTTCGGGCACTTAAACGCACAATGAATCGTCTCCGCCCGCTCGTCGTACACATTCCCGGCCACGCCGTCATAATAGCCGGAGCGGCCCGGGATCACGACCTTTCCCTCCCGCCGCGGGGGGAGAATGATCCGGCTCGTGTCCTGTGTATAAATTCCGAATTTGCTACTATGGACGCCCCGGAAAGAAAAACCGCTCATAAACTGCCGCCTCCTCTCGACCTCTTTTTCTGTTCCGTGAGATAGTAGAGTTCCCGGGCGACCCGCTCAACGTCGGAATCGTCCCGGACCTCCAGCTTGTCCACATAGATAGTGATACCTCCAGTTGTTCCGCCGTCCTGGCCCCGGACCGCCGCCACGATCGCCGCGGTCTGTCTGTTGATGGCCGCCGAGGTTGGCGGTTCCTCCACGCTGGAGGGGAGGCTTTTCTCCATAGCCGACAAAGCGGTCCGGCCCGCGTCTGCGTAGGTCTCCGCGAGGTTGGCCTTTTCTGCCTCCGCGCCCTTTATAATGCCTTGAATATCAAAGCGGCCCGCCTCGTTGAATTTCTTCGAGGGGGAGGCTTGTTCGACCTCCTTCTTGTAGGCGGCGAGGGCGGCGCGGCCCATTTCGGCATACTTCCGCACGAGCTCCGCCTTTTTACTGGCCGTTCCGTCTATGAGCCCTTGCATATTGTTTTCGCCGATCTGATAGGCGTCGTCGGATAGGTCCATATCCTGGATCGCGTCGTCCAGGTCCCGGACAAGTTCCTCCATTTGATCCGAAAAATCGGTTTCCATTTCGGCCACGGTCTCGGAAAACGCCTCTTTGCCCTTCTCCACCTTTGCGAGCTGTTCATTGAGGGCAGCTATATCCTCCTCGCCGCCCTCCACAATGGCCGCCAAAATTTGCGCGGACTCCTCGGAGCCGTCGGACAGCTTTTTAATTAAGCCCTCGTCCACACCGAGCTCCATAGCCTTTTGAATG